GCTAGATCGTCGAACGCGGCGCGCGCTCGCTCGCTCTGCGCAGCTAATTTGGTCAACTCGACCGTCGTACCGACCAGCTGATCCGCCGCAAAAAATGCGCCGAGGCCCGCGCCTAGTTTGCCGAGACCGCCGCCGAGCATGTTGCCGAGCGCCTGCTCGAGGCCGCCGCCGCCATCCTGCTCGATGTCGCCAATGGTCGATCGCCAGTTGGTGTGAAATTTTTTCAGCTGTTGCGACGCCCGGTCGCGCAGCGACAGCGAGATCAGCGTGCGTGCATCAGATGTCATGCTCTCGTTCCAGCCGATTGTGTCGGCGGATCATGCGCCACTCGTGCGGCTCTGGCTGATAGTGGCCGCCAAAAAATAGATGGTGTGCCTCCTCCACTCGCTCGATCTCAGCCACATGCCTCGCTCTCATCAGGCGCGGCCAGTCGATGGCGTCCAGCTCCTCCAGCGTGCGGCCGGGAAATATGCGCATCAGGTACGCGTCCCAGTAAGCCTGCGGCAACGCGACCAGACCGGCCAGCAACGCCGCGCCGCGCTCGTTGCCATCTACAGTGTCCGCGTCGGCGCCGTTTTCGGGCTCGCGGCGGGTACTGCGGCACCATCTAACAATATCCGCCTCGACGATTCCGATAATGCCAGCATCTCCATTAGCGCGTCGAGCACGCTGTGCGGCAGCCATCGCGTCAGCCGGACGTCCATGTTGTCTAGCTGCTCTATCAGTACGTCCGCATCCGCGATCGGTGTGCCGTCGATCAGGCGCATATGCACGCCGAGTAATTTGCTCTGCAGGATCGGCAGCCAGGTCGACTCGTCCGCCTGCAGCACGGCAGTGTACCACGCGCGCATCTCTCCGCGCGACCACGTGTCGCTGAGTTGCAGCCAGTTGTCGTCCAGGCCGTCGATCGTGCACTCGATACGTATCGCCATGCTAGCTGGTCGTCCGCGTCGGCACGCCGCTCAGTCGCAGAGTTGGCGCCGAGGTCACTTTGCCGGTAGCCGAGCCGGCGATGTTATAGCCGGTGACAAACGATTTGCTGGTCCAGGTGTACGTCAGCGTGTCGCCAGACGCGTCTTTGGCCGTAATGATCGTGGTAACGAGCGACGGCGTAATAGCCAGCGGCCCCAGGACGTCGTCCACGATTTTGTCCCAGCGGGTGATAGCGAGCGACGCCTGATAGTTCGGCAGGCCTGGCGCGAACTCCTGCCCGGTGCTATCCAGGTTGGTCGTCTCGAGCTCGGCTACTGCCATCTGCACCTCGGCCTCGTCCAGGTATGCCGTCAGGTTCGTTCCGTTGACGGTGACTAAAAAATTTTTTGCCCCTTTGACGCCCATTTTTTTTCTCCTGTTTGTCTACAGACTCACAATGGCCATGCAGCGCATGGCTGTCGCACCGCCCAGGTTGTCGCACGCTAGCCTGACGTACCTGTTCACCGTACCGCTCAGCACCAGCGTGTAGCCGCCGACCGCCGACACGGAAAATGATCCCTCGGACAGCCAGGTCGAGTTGTCCGGCGAGCTCTCTACCGTGATGGTGGCCGCGTTGGCCGCGCCGGTGATGGATGCCACGTGCAGCGCCGCCAGGCCACCGGTCGATACGCCTGCGCCAAAATCGACTGCTGCTCCGTCCGAAATCGCGCTAAATGTGCCGTCGTAGATGCGCAGGCCGCGCCGCACTGGCGAGCGGCCAACAAACCTGCCGGATAGCGTGATCAGGCCGCTCGTCGGCGAGCCGACGTTGAGCTCGTAGTTAATCGCGTCGGCGAGCACGTACGCCGCACAGTCGCTGTCGTTGCGGTCGGTCAGGATCGAAACCACCGAGCTGCCGGCGCCGAGCCTGGCCTCCATCTCGGCCGCGTATCCGTTTGGCATGACGCCATCGAAATACCCATTGATCTGCACTGAGGCACGCGGCAGCAGCGGCCTGTACTCCTCCGCCGTGCTGGCTAGGCTGGTGCGGACTGCCTCCGGCACCTCCATCTGCAGATCGACCTCGGCAACGTACTGCGACAAATCGTATTCGTCCGACCACACTGCCATGCTGGTGCCAATCATATTTTCTCCTACAGCGTCGCCGCCTCGTCGTCGTATTCTGTGTTAACCAGGAGGATGCAGCCATATGCCTCTAGATCATGCTCGTAGTCGTCCGGTATGTCGCTCACGCTGATAAATCGGATACTGCCAACGCTCGACGGCTCACTGTACGCGTCCAGACGTTTGCGCACCGCCTCGGCCAGCGAGCGCGCCTGCGCGTACGTGGTTGCCCAGCACGCAATTTGATCGCTGACTAGGCGCCAGCCAGCGCGCCCCGACAGTACATAGCTCGGATCGGTGTTCATGCGCCGATAAATCAGGCACGGCAGGCCAACCTCCTGGCGCAGCACGACCGGTGCGATGCGCGAGCCAATCGCGCTCGAGATAGTCTCGTCGGCGGACAGGAGTGCGACCAGACGCTGCTCGATCATCTGCTCCACTCCCGTTCGATAATGCGCGCCAAACGCTGCTGTACGTGCGCGATGGCGCGTTTGCGCGTGCGTCGTTTGGCGTTCTGAAAAAATCGCCTCGGGCGCACTGATTTCCCCTGCCCGCCCTGGCGCCCCCGCTCGACAAATCTCGTATAAAACACGCTCGACACCGCCAGGGCCTGCCGAGGCCGTGGCGCAAATCGCAGCGGAGCGTTGAGCCTCTGGCCGTTGCGTAGCCGCACCAGTGGCCGGTAGTCGTCCTGCGTCGCGCTGGCCGCATAGACGCCGGCTGCCAGCTGTCCGGTATCGCGCGGCGCAGATGCTCGCGCCGCGTCAGTGATGATGGCGGCGCCCTCGTACAGAATATTGCCCAGTGCTCGGCTGGCTCGACCGCCGAGCGTCAGACCGACCCGCTCTAACGCGCCAGAGGTTTTGTCGTCTACGCGCACTTGTATGCGATTACGTCTGCGTATTGCCATCGCTGTTTGTCCTGTCGTCGTTTTGCTCCAGCTGGTCGATCAGCTGCTGCAGCTCGTCCTGGATGCGCCGCATGATCGCCTCGATGCTGCACGCCTCGGCCTCGTAAATGTGGCGCAGGTGTCTCTGGCGCTCGGCACGGCCGTGCATCTCCGTCATCGCCGCGGACAGCTCTATTTGGACGCGATATTGCAGATGCGCCAGATGATCGATCACAATATACCTATAGTCAACAGCCATATGGACGCGCCGAGCGGCACCATCATCAGCGTCAGAATTAGGAGCCACAGACGCAGTGCGTCGATCTCGGCGCGCAAACGTGCGATCTCGCGCACGACGCCGCGTGAGCCGAGCTCCGGCGATCCACTGATCAGCAGACTCAGCCGTTCGTCCAGCCTGCGGATGTCCGCCTGCAGATCTCGCACAATTTCCACGAGCGTGCGGTCGTCACTCATAGCTCCACCTGAAGGCAGCGCAGCATTATCATTCCGATTTCTGGCAGCGGAGTCACCGTTTCGATCTGCAGCGTTTTGCTGCGCCACGTGAGCCGGTGTGCGTTGGTCAGCGTCGGCCCGCTGCGCACCAGCACCTCATACGATATGAGCATGACCGGCCGGTCCGCCAGCAGCGGCTCTCTGCCGCCTCGCTCCCGCACCCTGGCCCAGACCGAGGCGCCTGCGGACCACGAGAGCACCTCGGCTCCGTACGCGTCACGCGTGACGGTGGCCGCCAGGATCGTAACGCGCTCGCGCAGGTCGCCGGCCGCAATGGCCGCAATTCTCCGCTCCATCTCAGCGCACCCAGGCCAGCGGTATGGTCCGGCGCACGGTATCCGACAGCGTCGCCGCGCTCAGCGCGACCGCCTCGCGATTGGCGTAGTAGTCAGCCACCTGCAGGAGTAGAGCGGCACGCACGAGAGCCGGCACATTGGCGGCAGACGCATATCCAGCGACATACGTGATTCGGATCGGACGGTTCGTGTCCAGCGCCGTGGTCGGCCAGCCGCGACCGTAGGCCAGCACAATGCGGCCGGGCTCCGCGTACGTGTCGACGTGGTAGTTGCTGCTCGGCAGCGTGTGCGTGACAGCCAGATTGTCGCGGTAGGTCACGCCGCTCACGCTCTGTACAGGCGGACGAGGCAGCTCGATCCAGTTGTCCGTCTCGGGCCACTCGTCCAGTGCCAGCTGCCACGTCTGCGTCATCAGCGATCGCCACAGAGCCTCCTCGAGCGCCTGACGCGCTGCCTGCACGTACAGCGCAATGAGCGCATCCTCGGCGCTGCCGTCGACGCGCAAATGCAGTTTCGCCTCGCTCAGCGTGACCGGCTCGGCCACCGGCGGCGTCACGAGTTGCCAGGCGGCTCGTGGAGATTCCGCGGTCATCTACTTGGCCAGCAAATAAAGCGTGACTGTGACCGGCGACGAATTGGTCACGTCGGCCCGCGCGCAAACGTATCGGCCGAACGCCTGTATCTGCGCGAGCGCGCTTGCATCCGCCGTGTTGCTGGTCACAAAATCAACGCCATCCGTAATCAGGCTGCCATTGATCGACCACTGGCTCGTCAGAGTGACCGTGTTGGTCGCAGTCTGATCGATCTCATATTGCGCGTCGATCACGCTGGCTCGGCCGATATCCACGCACGTTGCGGTCGTGTCGGCTGTAATGACCGCGTTGGTCCAAATTTCGTACACCTGCGCCCCCGGACTGGCCGGACGCGTGACGCTGACCGGAGTCGGCTGAGCCTGCGGAGCAGCTGACGCCGTCGTCCCGTCTCCGAAAGTCATGCCGGCGAGGATCGCCAGCATCAGCGCGGCGACCACCACTGCCGCGGCAATTGTGTTGCGTGTCGTCATTGTCGTTTTCTCCTCGGCTGCTCTGGCCGAATTTCGAGTTCGGGCAGCGCGTCCTCCGTCGACTGCGTTTCGGCGCCGCAATCAACGGCGACCGCTCTGCCCAGTTGAATCAGCTGCGCGGCAATCCACGCCTCAGCGTCCAGGACGTCGCCCGGATCGCAGATGCGTGGATTGCCGCCTGCCGGTGCGGCTACGGTGGATCGCACTATCCGGATCAGCATGGCTCTACGCGCTCGTGTCGATGTCGAGACACGCCGCAAACGACTGCGCGCGACGCACGCCGATGTCGGTCTCGACAATCGCCGCCACGCGCACGTCCCCGGTGCGATTGTCCGGGATATCTGTCGTTATATCGATGACGCCCCAAAACGCGATCACCAGATCGGCCCAGTTGCCAAAAAACAGAGCGCTCAGGTCGGTCGAGCTGCCCTTCGTGATGTTTCCGCGCACCTGATTGGTCACCCAGGGCACGTAGCCATTGACCATATTGTCCATGTCCCAGAGCATGCGGCTGTCAGTGGAGGCAATTTTCGGCGTGGATTTCATGGCGCCGCGCACTTTAGCATTGGTCATGTAGCCGAGCCGACCGACATCGGCGTTGTCGATGGCAACCTCCGTCTCTAATTTTACAATGTCCGGCCAGGTCAGCGCGGCGCCATTTGCGTTGGTGCTGTTGCTGGCTGCGTTGCCAGCGTACACGAGGCCGATGCCGCTCGTGCTGGCTAGTCCGGTCGGCGCGTTGCTGGTGCCGTCTGCGTGCAGTGCAGCGTAGTCGATGCCGAGCTGCACGGCCGACGCCAGATCGCTGAGCACGAGCGCCTCCATGTCGAGGCTGGCTTGATTGAACACGTTGCGCCGGATGTCCAGCCACGCCGAGCCGGTTTTGGCGCGCAGTTGCACGTGATCAAATGTGTTGCTGCTCTCGGACGGAGGAGTGCCCGCCGCCACCCAAGACAAAGCTGCACCGACCGTGCGTCGAGGCAGGTCGACGTTGCCAATCAGGCCGTCGAGCACCAGTGCGCCAGCTGCGCGCGTCATCATGCTGTTGCGCAACAGATCGATAAATCCGAGTTTGCTCGTCGGGATCAGGCTGGCGGCCGTGGCGGTTGTGATGGCGCGCTGCTCCATCTGGCCGGCGCTGTGCTCGCTGCGCAGATAATCGTACGGCAGAAAAAATCCCTGCGGCTCGCGTCCAATTTTTTTCGCCACTGCCCGACTGGCCTCCATCTCCAGCGGAGCCAGCTCAGGCCGCCGCAGTGCGGAGGCGCGCAGAGCGCGCAGCACGCTGTACTGGCGCAAATCCTGCTCGGCCATGCCGATCGCGGGCGCGTCAACCTGCTGCGCGCCATCTGGCCGCCGCGCCTCCAGGCGCACGCTGCGCTCGATAGCGGATTGCAGACGCGAAATTTCCGCCTCCAGCTCGTCGATGCGTCGCTGCTCGTCTGCGCTCAGATCTCGGTCGCCGAGATGAGCGTTGATCTCTCCTGCCTCGCGTGCCGCATCCGCCTGTCGGCGCTGCCACGAGGCGATCTCATTATTCGCCATTGCCGTTGCCTCCAACCCGGATAGTGCGCCGGGACGCTAGCTCAATTTTCCTGCGGTTTTTTTGGGCCGCGCGCAGCCGCCTGGCCGCCGCCGCCTCTTTATCTGCATCGCCGGTATCGGCCGCCTGGCCGTCCGTGCGAGTCGCATGCTCTCCATCCGCATCGTCCTCGTCCGGCTCGCTCCGCACCTGCGCCGTCGTACCCGGGTACGCTGGATGCGTCACGATGCTAATCTCGCGCAGGTCGACGTCGAGCAATGTTCGCTCGTACACGTCGTCGTCGCCGCGCGCCTCGATCATGCCGCTCGGACTCACGCGAAACCCAAACGACATCGAGTCGACCAGCCCGGCGCGCACAGCCGCCAACGCATCGCGACCCCAGCTCGTCTCGGCTGCGGGCTGCATTTCGAAATGCAGGCCGGTCTCCGATTTCCACAGGCGCAGCGTGCCGCTCCGTGTGCGCGCCAGAGGCATTGACGTGTCGTGCTGCCACAGCGCCAGCACGTCACCGCCAGCCAGCGCACGATCAAACGCAGTCGGCGCGATACGCTCGCGAAATCGCCGATTGCGGCTGCGGAGCTCCTGGCTCCACTGGCCAAATGGAGCGGCGCGACCAACGATCACGCTCTCGCCGTCCTGGCTGGCGCGCACGCCAATCTCATCCATTTGCACTGTCGCTCTAGCCATTGATCAGCTCCCCGACGGCGCGCTGATATGCCGTCGACACCCAGGCTGCCACGTCCGGCTCGACCTGCGGATGCGCACGCTGTAGCGCGCACAGCATGCTCTGGCCGGCCTGCCTCCACTCGCACTGCATCGATTCGCCCCAGTCACTCAACGCGTCTCGGCCGCCCGCCCGGATATGTTTCGCGCCAATTTGTCGCACGTCGTTGGCGATGCGATTCTCCAGCCGCGCACGCACATCGACAATCCACGCCTGCAGCAGCGCACGGTTGTCGTCGTCGCCGTCCTCCGCCGTCGCCGGCTCATCCGTCGTTGTCATATTGAGCGGCCGCCACAAAGCGTCTCCGCCTGGCACCGGATTCAGATGCTCCGCTGCGCGCACCTCATTTGGTGTGTAAAATCCGTTCTGCAGCCCGATTTGATACGATTCGTAGCGCGTTTTCAAATCGGTCATCTGCAGCGCGCCGAGTCGGTACTCGACGAAAAATTCGCTGCGTTCCTCCGGCAGGAGCAGGTCGCGCTGCAGCGCCGCCTCGTGATTGCGCGCCCAGGGCCCAAGCGTCAACTCGCGCAGGCGGATCAGGTCTTGCTCTGCGCTGGCGTAGGTCTGCGTCTCCGCCGCACCGACCAGGCCCGGAGACACGCCGAAAATCCGACACAACTCCAGCACCTGAAACGACCTCGTCTCCAGAAATTGCGCCTCGTCGGGTGCGACGCCGGTTTTCTGGATTGTCATGCCCTCCTCGAGGATTTTCGTCCGATGCGCATTTTCACCGCCGCCGCTATCCCAGGACGCAGTGAGCCGATCGTACGCTCGGTCGCTGAGCGTCGCCGGATGACCCAGGACGTATCCGGGCTTGGCGCCCTGCGCAAAAAAACGCGCGCCAAACTCCTCGGTAGCCAGCGCCAGACCGACAGCGTTAGCGGCGCGCAGCGGAGAGAGGCCAATTAGGCCCTGCACCACCAGACCGCGCACGTGATGGATTTGCCGGTCCGAGAGCCAGCGCACGCGCGCGTCCACGCCGTACGTGTCGCCATGTACCTGGTAGATAAGCTGGCGATCCATGCTGATCCACGGAGTGACCTGCTCGGGGGCGAGAGGCCACAGCGCGGTCGGGTATCCGTCGGATCCCCACTCAATTTCGGCGTATCCGTTGCCGTAGATGAGCGCCGCCGCAAACAGCTGCTGGCGCACGTCAAACGCAGTCTGCGCTGGATTGGCAACGTCATGCAGCAGAGAATAAAGCGGGTGCTCCTCCGCCGGCACGCGTCCGCCGTCGGCAGCGCGCCGATACAGCACGAGAGGCACCGAGGCTAGGCTGCGCGAGATGAGCGTGACGCACGCCTGCACCGTACTGATGTTCAGTGCGGACGCAGCGGACACCGTGACGCCGGCGTCCGAACGCAGGCGATCGCCGATCCACTGCGGCGTGGCCGACGATGCCGGCATGCGCACACCGCGCTGGCTCAGCTGGCTGACAGCGCGCCGCAGCAGACTCACGGAGAGTCCCCGCCGTCGCCGGCTGCAACCATCGCCAGCACTAACGCCCAAACGACGCAAACGACTCCGGCGTAAAACAGAGTCCACGCCACGCCATTGAGGAGATAGTTGGCGGCTCCTATTAGCAGCACGCCGAGCGCCATCAGCACGCTATCCGGTGCAATCCGCAACTGATCCATGCCGCTAGCGTACGTGCGCACGGGGAAGGCGCCCTTCCTCTACGCAGCCCTTGCTGCAACCCTTGCAACCCTTGCAACCCTTGCAAGGGTTGCAGCAAGGGCTG